ATGCGGCTCGGTTTTAAAATCACCCGTCACATAACCGCACACAATTTCGGCATTGGTTTTAAATGTCATATTGCCGTGCTCGGTCACACGATTAAATGCGTGATTATCAAGCGCAAATTGACGGAACCGTTTAGTATTGCAGATATTGCCTACGGCAGCTTGCCACAAACAAAACCGATTACTAAAACCCGTTAAATCAATTTTAGTGTTATTACACTTGTCAGCATCAAATGCAAGATTATATGCAGTTAATACCGGGTCATACTTGCCAATTGCTTTGTGAATCCAAGTATTAACAGCCGCAACGGATGCCAACATACGATGGCCCGAGTCAATCATTTGATTATACCCTGCACGTTTTTGCTTGGCATAATCAAGCGACCATTCAGCCTTAGAACCGGGAATATAGAACAATTCTGAATTGTTGAATTGCTCGGCAATTAAAACCGCGCATTGATTGTGAATAGTACCCGAACGGTCAACAATAATGCAGGCAAAATCTGCCACAGTATTATCGACAGTGGTTTCAGTGTCAACGATTGCGAAATATTGTTTCTTTGCCATGATATATTAGTGTCCTTGATTAGATTGAATAAAAACGGGTTTTATCGGAAACCGGGAACATACCGCGTTCAGATAGTCCACATTATCCTCATAAAACGTCCAGTCTGCAAGCGCAAAATTTTTGAGGTTAAAAAACCGAGCCAACCCGTTTGATTTTAACGTCTTGCCTGATTGCGAATCCGAATGCTTGCGACTTATAATATAATCGGGGCATCCGAGTATTTGATTAATAAACCGCGCATCCGGCCGATTAATAACCCGAGCCGTTGCAATAATAACGTAGCAATGCGGATCTAATAAGTCTGACTTATATTGTGCAGCTAACGGCAATAAACTATCACCCATTGCACGATATTCGTTTTTTCTCCAGTATTCTAAATCAATGCTAGTCTTTCCGTTAACGGTAACGGTACGATAACGGTGCATGGAATCAACAATTGTGCCGTCCATGTCATAAACTTGAACCCGATTTATTTTCACTTGATTTTCCTTTGCGTTGCTGAGCCCTGATTCTAGCATGAAATGGCCGCCAGGTTACGTTTCAACATTGTAAAATTTTCGTGTGACCGTCACGCAACACCACAAAAAATTTACAATTGATTGCTTGACACTCCCGAATTATATATTATATAATTGGCGCCAGGTGTGGTTTTAAAACCACACCTGACGCCAATTGTGGAAAGTACGAGCGAACCAATCAAACCGAAACCTGTACCGGCCCATTCCATTTTATCAGTCATTTTCATTTTAGTATAACACCACATTTCCGTCTGAATCAAAATCAATAAAATCTATTGGGTTATCCTGATCCCATTCACAATCATGAACTAAAACCTGTTTATCTAAATCAACGCATTTTGATTGTAGCAGAGTAATCAATTCTTGAATCGTCATTTTATTCTAGTTCCATACGGTGAAATTTTGTAGGCGGCAAGCCGTAGTTTATCATTATTTCGCGCCAGCCCCGACCGTGGCCGCATTTCATTTCTGATTCACCAAAAAGCTGCCAGTCGGCAGCATGTGCCAATTCATGGGGAACAATCTGTTGCATCATGATTATTTGCGTTTCACGCGAGTGCATTAAAAACTTGGTGCCAAATTCAACCACATTCTCCGGTTGCCAGCATCGGCCAGCGGTTCGCGTGAGTCTGCCCGAAACTTGCACGTCGGGCATGGTTCTCAGATCAGGATACAATGCAGAAAATGCCGCCCATACGGTACGGCAGTGGGCTTCCATAATCTGCCTGATCTGCTCACGCTCATGCGATGTCATTCGCCACGCTCCTGCCTGCGCCATTGCGCGTCGGTCATGTTGTTCATGCGATCCCACGAACGCTGCTCTTGCCAGTGACGCTCCCAGTAAGCATTCTGCTCGCGCAGCTTTTCGGTTTCGGTTTTTTCTGGGGCTTGATTGTTTGTGTTCATGGGTTCTATTCTAGTGGAAAGCTGCCAGGTTTTTAAGCAACAAAAATTCATATGCTTATGCAAAAAAGTTGCTTGGCGGCCGTTGACACCCCCAAATTATATATGATATAATTTTGGCGCCATGGGTGTGGTATTTTTACCACACCCTGGTGTTAATTACGCAAACATTTCAAAAAACTTGACGGCAACATCGGACGGTTCATCGGCATACATCGGAACCCTGACAAACTGCCCTTGTTCCCACTTGTCCAGCGCCACAAACTCACCCATTTTGCGATTGAATGAATCCTCAGTAAAATCGCAAAAAGCAAGTGATACTTCGCAAAAGCGGCTATCAGATCCGCGAGTGGGACGAACCGCAACCGTCATACCGGATGATTCATCGGAAAAAAGCTGGCCACCATTTCCCATGAAAGCCGCTTTCATGATTTTGCGAAGGTTTTTTTCGTTTTTCGTCAATTTCATTTTGTTTCCTTTAAAATGCCACGGCACAATGCCGTGGCAAGGTTAGATCATATCAGACAGGCTTGGAATTTGCAAGCGCTTCAAAAATTGCTTTCAGTGCAGATTTATTAGCCTTTGTCAAACTCTCCACATCATTTTCCGGCAGTTTCAAAATCGCGCCAATCGCATCAGCGTGAACGTCTTTTTTAACAGCACGTTCACCGGTCTTTGTCAAATACTCTTTTTTCTGATAAACACCCTCGCGTGAGAGTTTGGCCACAATCGACCGAACCGATTTGCCCGTCATTTCAGCGATGGTTTCTACGGTAAATCCGGCCTGATAATCACCAACGATTTGAGCGGTTTGCTCTGGGGTATAATTCACGGTTTTTGCAGTCATTTTATTTTCCAGTTTAAAGTTAAATTGTCCAGCCATCAGCACGCAATTGATTGCGGCCGCTTTCCGTCGTCATCATTGAATTGATGTAATCCTCACATTGAATCACAATTCTAACAGCATCCGATCGCTCAAACATATTACGCGGCCGAAAATTAAAACAGTCTTTGTGATAATCCGACGCGAACGAATACAATTCTTCGTCAGTCCACAATTCCAGATTCATCATAGCAGCTCAACCCTCAAAGATGTAATTCTAGCGGATTCACCGTAAACAAGCCTAAACCTTTTGTAAACTTCTGCAACAGATTTTGCTACAAAAAAACAAGTGCCCATTGCAAGGGCTTCGCTGTCTGTCCAGCGTACCGAATATGTCATCTCATACATTTTCATTTGCGAACCGTTATCTATCAACATGTGTATATTCTACCGGAGCCGATCACGTTCATCAAGCAACAAAAATTTATATGCTTATGAAAAAAAGTTCGTACAAACCGCTTGACACCGCCCAATTATAAAAGGTATAATTGGCGCCAACTGTGGCTTTTACGCCACAGTTGTTTCACGTGAAACTTACTTGCCTTTCAGCACGCGCTCCCAAGCAACATGGCCTTGTTCCGCAAACCATGAGGATTCATACGCTTCCATCACAAAGTCTGAACCATCGGGCACGTATGCAACGGTTTCATAAATCAGCCTGTCACCCTTGCGCAGTGCGCCTATGTTGATGCAGGTCTGAATGATTGAACCGTTTTTCATTCCAAATTCAGCAAAGAACCCGTACATTATTCGATCTCCATTTCAGCCAGCTCACGCAGGTCAGCGTTAGTACCTTCAATCATCAGCTCTTCTACAGCATTCATCCATTCTGCAAACGCTTGTTCGTCCGTGCCGAATGCTGCGTTGTACTCTTCGCAAGTGATATCGTCAAAGGTTTCCATATGTGCTCCTGTTGGTGAGGTTCTATTATAGTCCGGTAATCGCCAGGATATGTAAAAGGTTTGTGTCAGATACTGTCACCACCATAGTCTTCGTCCGTGCCCCAGCCTGCGGATGATAATGCTTGTGCATCATCCGAATCGTCGCAGTCATCCTCAGGTGTGTAATAGTCCGATGCCTCATCGCAACTCCATGCCATGTCGCGTGCCGTACGATAGTCTTTTTCAGCTATCAGCATAGCAAGGTTGTGGATGTGGTCGGGATGGTCAACGATCCATTGCGCGATTGCTTGAGGGTTCATTTTAGTGCCTTAGATTTTTGAAAGGATCCACAGTTTAACAGCAAAGATTGCAACAACAATGATTGTTGCGATGATGATTTCGATTCCAGTCATGGCTGCATCACAAAGATAAGATAGTAAAAGAACGGGCCGCCGATCAGTGCGGCTCCGATGATTGATTGAAGTATGATTTTCATTTTAGTAAGCGCGCGCAACGCGAGGAAAGTCAATCTCGATTTCACGATCAGTCGAATTAAACTGTTCGCCGATAAAGCTAGCAGCATACGTCATGTAATCGTAGCCCCAGGTTTTTGATTCAACCCAAGCAATCATGTCATCATAGCTTGCAAACACGCCGAGCACAGTTGACGGCTCATAATCGAATTGTCCGATCAGGGTATAAACCATAAAGTCTTTGTTCATCTCAGCTACCTGTGTTTGTTGATCCAGTGAAGATAGTATAGTTCATTTCGCCCAGGTTGTGTTAACCAATTGCAAAACAAATGTAAATTAAAAAGTTACAAAAAAGTCGTTGATTTTGCTGTTAGAAAAAGTTATACTATAGGGGGGATACCAGACTGGGGTGTATGGGTATACGCCACCGCCCACCCACACGCGTCCCACAACAAAAAACCCAAACCCACCAAGGTGCCAAAATACCGTTGACAAACAAACTCCCTCATGTTATAATTGACCAACCCCACGAAAATTTATACTATGTCAAACTTGCCTACCACCACGCCCACTGAAACACTATCAATAAGTCCGGAGTCCTTGGAAATTGCAAACTGTTACCTACAACTGGGAACGGTTGATAAGGTTTGTGAAAACTTGGAGATTAGCCGTGAACAGGTCATTGCCACACTGCGTGAGACCTCAGTAAAGCGTTACATCGATCACGTTTTCATGGAAACCGGCTTTAACAACCGCGTAACAATGAGGTCCGCAATGGATCAAGTGTTACGCCAAAAGTTTCAAGAACTAGAAGAAGCCGGTGTGGGAAGTTCAAAAGACATCGCAGATTTATTAGCCCTTTCGCACAAAATGACCATGGAACAACTTCATCTTCAGCTGGAAATTGAAAAAATCCGACAAAAAGATACGAACATAAAAAACCAAGTAAACGTGCAAATCAATGAAGGTGTGGTAACCGACAATTCACGCTATGGCGATTTAATCAACCGGTTATTAGGAGGATCCGTTGCTTAAGGTAAGCCGACCGGACGTGGAGTGTGAAACCATTGTGGAGTTTCCACTTGAAACACGTTTTTTAAAACTTCCCATAGTTCCCTATCTAAAATTATTAAACATATACACCACACTTAACCGACCCCAAATCGCACTAATCAATGCCGTTAACTCACCCCGCTACCGCTTTGTTTGTGCTGCATTAGCACGACGGTTGGGCAAGACGTACATTGCAAATGTTGTGGGTCAGTTGGTCACCCTAGTACCTAATTCAAACGTATTGATCATTTCACCCAACTACAATTTAAGCTCCATCAGTTTCGAACTGCAACGCAAATTGATCAATCACTTTGATTTGGAGATTGAGCGTGACAACTTAAAAGACAAATTGATTGAATTATCAAACGGATCCACAATTCGCATGGGTTCGTTATCCACAGTAGACTCCACTGTTGGTCGAAGTTACGATTTAATTATTTTTGATGAGGCTGCACTGGGAACCGACGGTGAAGCTGCATTTAACGTTGCTCTCCGACCTACCTTAGACAAACCTAATAGTAAGGCCATATTTATTTCAACGCCTCGTGGCAAGTCTAACTGGTTTACTACATTTTGGAACCGTGGCTGGAGTGATAGCTTCCCTGAATGGGTGAGCCTCCAAGCAGACTATTCAGAGAATGCCCGTATGAGTGAGAGCGATGTACAAGAAGCTCAGCGGTCCATGTCGAAGGCTGAGTTTGAGCAGGAATACCGTGCAAGTTTCACTGAATTTGAGGGTCAGATTTACAACTTTGACAGCAGCTTATATGTACAAGATTTATCGGATAGTGTTGGTTGCGAGTTTTTTGCTGGTTGCGATCCGGGTTATCGAGATGCTACCAGCTTTGTGGTCTTGGCCTATCAGCCTAGCAGTGATTTATTTTGGGTTGTTGATTGTTATGAAAGAAGTGGGGTAAGTACACAATCTCATGCTAAAAGTTTTCAGGAACTGATTGAAAAATGGAAT